ATTATCATACTCCAACTCGTGGTGTAGAATATTAGCAACCTGCTCACCTATATTTATCTCTATTAAAATGTAGGCATTATTGTATTCCTTAGCCACCTTATAGATGAAGTTTGGATACAATAGAGCAGAAACATCATTTTTTCTGAACTTCGCCACAATTTTATAGGGCGCAGAACTGATATCAATTACCGTGAAGGCAGAATAATCTTGCTCGATTCCTGAAGCCACATCGGCTATAAGAACATAAGAGTGTGGTGGTTTAACAATTTTCTTACCAGTTTCAGGATCGGTTTTGTTTGTGTCTTCTTCGTAAACTGGCTCTTCAAAAACATCCAACCCATCTTTAGAATATATTGGGTAGGAAGGTGACATCATTCCGATTACATCGGCATTGATTAGCGTTAGTGCAGAACCTAAAAACTTACAAAGAACCTCTTGGTTAAATTTAAGGTCACCAAGAATACCTTTTTGTTCATCAGCCCACTCTTTAGTTCTTCCTGGAATTTCCCAGTAAGGAATAAAACAGTTTACGAAACCATTGCGTCCATTCTCGGCATCGTTCCAGAATTTCCAGAAATGATTATACCCAAGTGGGGTACTAGATAACAAGATCTTTGTCGTTTCGCCAGCTGAAATTGTAGGATAAACAGAAGTAAAAAACTGGTCAGCAACAGTGTTAGGAATGATTGCTGCCTCATCGACATATAAAAGATTAACAGATTTACCACGAATACCAGAAGTAGAAGTAGCAGAAGTAAATACTTTAGATCCATTTTCTAATTCCACATCCCCTTTGTTCCAAGACTTAACACCTTGTTGAAGCCATATTGGTAAACCTTCATACATAACTTGATAACGAGCAAGAACCTCTCGAGCAGCAGTTGCTTTATTGGCAAGAATCGCTACTGTTTTAGCTTCCTGAAATAATGTATACCAAAGAATATATGCAGCTGAGGAAGTTGTTTTACCCTGCTGACGACCTTCCATAAGAATCACTTTACGATTCTCGTGGATAATTTTTAACTTTTTCTTTTGACAATCATACAGTTTGAATAACTGAAGACCATGATCGAGGGTAACGATCTGACAATATGTTTCAATAAAGTAAATATAGTCAGTCCTACACTTAACGATCTCCTGTATCTGCTCTTGAGTGAACTGAACAGGAACACCGATCGCTTTTAAGTTCGGATTTGCATTATATATTTGTGCCATGTTTTACAGTGCGTCGTTCCAAGATTGGGTTATATCTCCAGTGGCAAAATCTCCAATTGCAGTATACTTAGTTCCAAAATCTGTACCAGTTGCATTTACAAACACAGTACTGATTGGACCAGACGCAGAGATTGGACCAAAGAAATTCATTTTAAGAGTAAAGGTGATTGTGTAAACAACCATTCTTCTTTCTTGAAAATCACCATCATAGTTATCTTCAATACTAACGCTGTTCATAACGATAGGTATATCAAGATCTACACTCATGCGTGGAATTGCTTTGATTACTAGCGTAAACTCTGGTGTAAAGAAAGGTAGAATCTGTTCTACAATTTGTAAAGCATCTTCCTGAGTCTTAGTAAGAATATACAGTGAAACATCAATATTGTATGGTACTGGAGAATATTGAGTTTTTAAATTTGGATTTTCTGGATCGCTATTATCGTAACAAGAGATCTTTGCCATACGATTTGTTTTACGAGAAGCATCATAAGACATACCAGTAATCTCAAACGACATTCTTGGTAGAGTGGTGTAGGTATGTTTCTCTAATGATGGATCTTGTTCAACACGAACTAACCATTTTTCTTTTGGTGCATATGTTAATGGAATAACAATTTCTTGTCCAATAGTTCCGTCAGTTTTTTCTCTTTGAATTTTAAGATTACTGAACATTGAACCGAAGGCAACAATAACCTTGCGAGTTAATCCGTGATAGAATGGAGGAATGTTAAGCATTATTGAATATCTCCAAACGGATTATTAACATTGAATACAAGATCGCTGGCTTCAGCTTTAAACTTAACATTATCACCATATGAATTTGGTAAATCTGGATCTGCTTCAATTGTGCAATAACCAGTTGCTTGATCTCCAAACTCTGGAGCAGCAATTTGTAGTATTGGGGCAGTATCGTAACCAGTACCAACATCTGTAATAGTTAGTTTAGTAACTGCACCACCAGAAATTGTGGCAACAACTTTGGCTGGTTTCCATGCAGCAGTTCCATTACCACCAGACAAAATTACTTCAGGTGCGCTAGTATAACCAGAACCACCATATGTTAAGAATACATGGGTAACTGCACCAGTTGCATTTCTAGCAAAGTCCGTATCGTAAGATTTGAGAGTTTCGAAAACATCGATGTCTTTGAATCCAGTATCGATATGCTCGGAAGCATACTGGAAGAGTTCAACTTGGAGTTTGTAAACATATAGTTTACCGAGTTGATAAAATGGATCTTGGTGTTGAACGAATTTAATTTCAAATAAACCCTTAGTCAAAGGAAAGTATAATAAATCTCCCTCGCAAGGTCTATTTGGAAGTTGTGTTGTTCCGAATCTACCAACCAACTGATCCCATCTACGACGAGCAACAGTAAGGGTCGCAGACTGTTCCATCATCAAACCAAATTTGTTGATGAACGCACCCTGTCCCTCAAATCCATCTACGGACTCGAGATACATTTCAATACCGAATGCCTGTTTAAATTCAGACAAACGATCTTCACCCAAAATATTATCTTTGGCTACGAGAGTTCTTGGAATGTAATAGAAGTCCTGTCCATAAATCTGTAAGGACTCTATAATAATATCTTCCAGTAGGTATTGCTCGTTGCCAGTACCCTGAGAAAAGTAAACATTTCTTGCCACAATTTATCCTAAGAAAAAGTCTAGTGGTGCTGCTTTGTTTTGGATTTCGTCTTCCAATTCTTTAACTTCTTCGACAGCTTCTTTATATAATTTATCGCCATCTAAAGTTACACCTCCAGGAAGTTGTAATCCGCTAAACTTTTTAAGGTTTGTTCCCCACTGTCGTTTGATTAACGCAGTTGTATATCTTTTCAACCATGGTTCATTCCACACACGACTAAACTCGGATGGATCTAAAGCACGATATGCTTCAATAACAATATAGTTACCAACCTCAACTTTGTTTGCAGTTTTCCAATCCATATCGATATACAATCTATTTTCTAAACGATTGAAACGATAAATTGGTTTACCATTCAACACCAAGTCTAATGTTGCAAGATGTTGCATAACAGTTGAGTAGTAAATTAACGAAGTGCTTGACAAGTCATACAAGTCGTTTAATCTTAACTGGTATTGTAAGTCAAAAATTGACTTTGATGATGATGTGCCTTGATACAAATTCAATACACGAGAAACTCCGTATACAGCATCAGCCACTGGAATCCAACCATTGTCGATATCTCCAGGAGTCCAAAAATCATCATCAGATGAAATTGTAGCTGTTGGACCTTCTGCTCCACCAAATAATGTAATAGTTTCTCCAGCAATAAAGGAGAGAGGTGAAGATGGATTAGTATTCAAATGTGGCGCTTGAATCAATCCAGCGACTTGAAGAACGCTTGAGTCTGTGGTTGGATAGCATCTTGCAATAACACCAGAAGTCTGTCCTTGAATAGTCATACCATAGGTAAAGTCTGTAGCATTTGATTCAACAATTTTTAATTGTGAAGCAGTAACCTGATGTTTCAAATAGAATTTTTCAATACCATCGTAGTGGTATAATCTAAAAATATCTAACGATTCATCAATACGATCTTCAACCTGATCATCATCCACATTTATCTCGAGCACAGGTGCGCCAAGATTGCGTAGGCAATAATTTTTAAATTCAATTCTTGTTGATGGGATCGCCATGTTACATTCCTAACTTAGATTTTAATTCTTCGATTTGTTTTTGTTGTTCTTTAATTGCTTCAACTAACAATGGAACCAAACGCTCGTAGTGAATAGTTAGATACTGTTCATCAATTG